TTTCTTTCCTAACATTTCAGTTTTAGCTTGAGAGCCAGCGGACGATCCAAAATAATACGCAATGATGCCGGTCCACGCGGTGCCGAGCGAACCTAGCATCATCGTCAGCGCGGTGTTATCCGCCACCGACATCTTGCCAAACATCATGCCGCCAAGGATGGCGAAGAAGCCCATCGTCACCGCCGCCGCCAGCAAAGGCGGAATCCAAGAGCGCGTCGCCACCTGCATGTCGCGGGCGCTTTTGCGGTCGTCCACCTCCAGTTTGGCGAAGTTCAAGCCCAGCTCCTGCGCCTGTTTCTGGAGTTCAAGTTCAGCCATCTTGACCTGGGCGATCTGGTCGGCCGTCAACTTGTTGTTGTTGATGAGGTCGCCAACGTCCTTCTCGTCCACGCCGATGGCCTTGGAGATGGCCGACACGGCCATGCCGGCCAGCGGGCCACCGAGCGCCGTAGCGATGGTAGGTGCAATCTGTTTGAGCCATTCCATTACTGTTTACTCCTTGACAACATGGTTGCTGCGATTTGCAAGAGGACGCGGTACTGGTCCACATCCGGCGGTTCTTCTTTCCATCCCACAGTGATCTGCCCGACCAGCTTGCCCGGCTCTGGCGGTACGCCAACGCGGCACCCGTAGGTCATGCCCTTTTCCATGTACCACAAGCCGATCTCGCTTTGCGCCGTCTTGTAAGGCCCGCACGGAATCTCACCTGCCATCAGCGCCACGACATCGCGATTGTTGGCGATGTTGGAAGTGAACAGGCCGACATCCAGACCCTCGTGCTCCTTCTCCCTGCCCTGCTTGGTGTACGCCCGATGCAGGACGCGGGTGCCGAACATGGGGTTCACCTTGAATATAGCTACGACTGTAGCGTCGGTGTTCCGAAATAGATGCGCCGCCGCGTCTTCGACCCGGTCCTCGGCGATGGTGGGCAGCTTTTGCTGCTCCTTGTACGCGCCGATCAAGAACGCCTGGTTCTGCCAGACGAAGTAGCCGACGAAGGTGAAGACGGCCATCAGCAGGATGGCGAACAGTTTGAACGGCGAATCGACGTACCCGAGAACTCTGTCTAGGATCGTGATCTTCTCGTCGCTCACGACAGCGCCTGCTTTAAGATGAAGATGATGATGACGCCGATTGTGACGATGCAGATCGCCCCACCGATAATCTGCGCTATCAACAGTCTTTGAGCGGACACCTTCTTGCGCTCGGCCGCCGCGATACGCTCGGCTTTTTCACGGGCCTGCTTGATCTTCATGCGCTCCTTGAGCATCATCTCCCAGAGTTCTGGGTAGCCGCCGTAGACGAGCTGATGTTTGAGCGCCTCTTCGGACTCGCGCAAGGCGTTGGCCTGCATGACGATTTCCATCGCCCGGCCCGTGTCTGACTGGCCCTTCTTGCCGGCGTCGTTAGCCGCCTTTTGGACTACGTCGCGGGCGTCAAAGAACTTGCCAAACTCTCCGACTAGGCCGTTGATGTCCTTGCCAAGTTTGATGGCCTTTTGGATACCCGCCACAGCAGCTTGCGCGGCGGCAAATGCTGTGATCGGGTCCACAATTTACTTCCAATGGCTGGTGACCCAAGAGACGACCGCGCCGAGCGTGGAGGCAATCGCCATGCCCATCCAGAAGCCGCCCTTGCCTTTGTTGGCAAGCGCGATCAACTCTTCAAGCTGGCGTTCCATCTTGTCAACTTTGCGGTCCATCGACTGGACGCGCTCCCACAGCACGCCGTACTTGACGAGGTCGATCTCTTCCACGGCTTACTCCTCGGGCGTGTTGCCCGCTTCAATCCAAGCCTTCAGCTCAGGATAGTCAGCCGTGCAGGTCAGTCGGCATTTGCCGTCGTCGTCAATGCGGGCGTAGATGGTGACGCCGTCTTCGTTGGTGTATAGGATTTTGAAGGTCACAGTTCAGCGCTCCATGCAAAATACCCGTTAGTGGTCTCCGCGCGCGCCATCGAGCCGCCGTTTGCGGTTAAGCCACTTGCAACAGTCAGCAACGTTCTTGCGTTGGTTGTATTTGCAATGCCGAAAGAAGGCACTGAACTACATGCCGTCCCGCTCCCCCCGCCGGAAAAAATAGAATAATCCCCGGCTGTGCCGGTTTGCTCTAGCGCAGAGGGTGCTGCTCTCATAGTTACTGGAAACGTTGTAAGCGCTACCGATTGAGTCGTGCTTGCATTCCAGCCCACACCCAGCATACTGTTTGTTATGCCCGGGCCAATCTTGTAGTAATACCGCTGGCACAGGATCAACTCGCGCCCGTAGTCGATCTGCTCGAAAGCCGATGCGTTGGTGCCAGCTTCAAGCTGGACGCCGGTGATGTAGAAGGTGGCTCCGTTGGTGCCGCTGAGCTTTACATCGCCAGTTGCACCCCGATAGTCTGCGGCTGCCCACGCTCCAGCAGTTCCAAGCAGGGTCGATCCCATTCCAAGATCAAACGAAACCCGCACTCCGCCAGTGTTATCCGTACTCCATGTGCCGGTAGTTGGCCCGGCGATGGTAACGGTTTTAAACTCAAACGTATTCGCTGCGCTGATAGTGAAGCTGAACGGGTACGAGTAATCCTGTGCCGAGTTTTGTAGCGCCCCGCCAAACTGCCCAGTCAAAGAACTGCGAACCCAAAACGACAGTGTGATAGCAGAAGCGCCTGCTGCGCCCCAGCCAAAATCGGCAATATTAAAGCCCTCAATGATTTGAGTCAGGGCGCAGCGGTCGGCAGACCCTGCTGCGGCGGCTGTGGTTGTCGTAATGAGCAAAGATCTATTAAAACCTGCTGGCGCGGTGCTAACTTGTTGACCAGAAAAGGCCATTGACCCGTTTTCAAAGACTTGCCACCTGTCTGTTAAATAGGTGGTTGTGCCGTTTGATATAGACACACTCGCCCCAGCATTGCGCTGGTCGATGACCATGTTGCCGTTGATGATGCGGTTGCGAAAGCCCATCGAGTTGGGCGGGCTGGCGACCCCAGAGAAGACAGCATTGCTGCCGCCGCTGGCGTCTTGGTAGGTATTGGCCTTGACTAACGACATTACAGACTCTCCACAATGGTTTTGAGAGCAGCCACATCAGCCGCTGCATCAATATCAGCTTGCAGCGCCGCATACTTAACACGCACAGCCTGGCGGGCCGCCTCTGCCGCCGCAGCTTCAGACGGGATCGTCGCCTTGATATCCAGCGGGGCGAACTCTTGCGCCCGTGCCACACGACGCATGTCGTGCGCGATGGCCTTGGCCTTGGGGATGTTGATTACGATGCCCATGTCCAAGCTCCTCGGAAAGTACGGTCAGTTGGAATTTCGGAAACGTCAACGATCTGGTAAGGCTTGCCCGCCGGGATGTCTTTCATCGCCGCTTCAACAGACTCAGCGGGAATGATGACCGCCACGCCGCCATCGTCAGTAGGGTAAATAATGCGTTGGTTCATGGTTGGGCCTTAGCGGAAGAAGTGGACGTTAACGAATGCTGCATCAGCTAGGGCAGACCCGTTTGAGTTAGCAACATAAAGTCTATACCCTGAAGTCGTTGGTGCAGGCGTATCTGCCAAACGCGACCAACCTATGCTGCTAGTCCCACCCGCCATACTCGTCACAGAATAATTCGCGTCCACCAAAGCAGTCGTCAGGTTCACCGTGTAATCGCCAGTACCGTTGTCCGTGATGCTCGACACGTTTCCGCTGGCCCTGATAGCCACCGTCCCCGTGCCGTTGAAGTTCACCCAAGCGCGGCAGCCGTAGGCGACAGCCGCAGAGCCGTAGCCGGAGTTAAACGACAGGTCGCCGGTGAACGACCCCGTAGAGCCGGAGATGGCACCGCCGGAAGTCAGAAACGTCCCGGTCTCATCAGGCAGCGTCAGCGTGCGGTTCGTATTGCTGCTGGGGCTGGCGATGGTGAAGATGCCCGAGCCGCCAGCGTTGGCGCTTAGAGTAATGTTGCTCATTGTGCGGCTCCTTCAAGCGCGGCGATGCGGGCGGTCAGGGAGGTGATGAGGGCTTGCTGTTCTTGGATTGACGCAATCATCAGCGGGATAAGCTCGGTGTATCTGACCGACAAGTAGTCCGTCTCGTCATCGGGCGTTGAAATGTTACGGCTGGTGGAAATTGCTTCCGGTACTGCAAGTTCGACAGACTGCGCTGACACACCCACCTGCGGAGTATTACTCTGGTCGTGTTTCCAAGTGAACTTGATCGCTTGGATTTTTGCAAGGTCTTGCAGCGCATTGGTGTACATACCCGTGACGGTTTTCAACCGCATATCCGAGATAGCAGACCAGCTTGTCGCGCCGTTTGCAAGGACAACGCCGCCAGATAGATCGGCGTTTGCAGCAGACGAATAGACCTGTACCTCACCTTGACTGCTTGCGTTTTCACCAATGCTGATTTGAGAAGTCCGCGCAGAGGTTCTGCCAGTTCTCCGGTATTCAAATATGCCAAACTTATTCGACCCGCTTGACTCAAGAGGAATAATTACGTTGTTAGCCGCACCGAAGAATTTGTAGATGTACCCCGCGTTCCCGTTCGATGTGGTGGTGTTGGTGCCGTTCCACATCATGTTCCCGCTGGAGTCGATGCGGGCGCGTTCGGCAGCGGCAATGTTGTCAAAGAAACGAAGTGCACCGTTTAGGCCAGATGAGTTATTGCCCGTGCCGATGTCCCAATAGCCCGCGCCAGT